TCTGTAATTTCACCTAGGTTGCTACCACCTGGCAGTGCTTCAACAGTTGACCCACGTCCTTCTGCTGTTTGCGGAAAGAAAAAGTCTTCGTTTGTTGATAATGGATTATATGTAGCATCCATCATGTTTTGTCCGCCACCAGTTTGTGTCGGTATGCGACGTTGATGTACTTCATTTTTAACACGATCTACAAAGGCCATGGCCATGTGTGTTGGCATGTTGCCAACATCAATTTTAAATATACGACGTTCCGGTGCACGTTGCACACGGTAGATAATAATAGCATCTTCTAACAGTTCTTTTTGTTTAAAGATTTTAAATATGCTTTCTAGAATACTAGTACCAAACGGCCAGTTAACATCTAAGCCTTCTGTTAAACTAATATGTACTACATGCTCTGCATCCAGCACTGCTTCGTTTTGCGCATGACTAAAACGTGAACCACCACTGTAAGGTACATTAGGTTGTACATACGAACCTGCACCACCGCTACCACCTTGTTGAGGGTGATTTGTGTAGGTGTCGCTTGAACTTAATGCTGTAGCAGTTAAGTTTTGAAAGTTAAGATTAAGGTTTTTAATTACGTATTGTTCTGGCTCTTTGCCTTCTGCTTCATTAACAATAACTTTGATTACACTGCCCATTTCTGTCCAGTATAACTTGAATGTTTCCGGATCACGTAAGAATACTTGATCACCGTATTTTAATGTATTACGTACAAGTTTAAATAGACGTTTGTTTAATTGATTTAGATTAACCCATTGTAGCAGTTGATCTTTAAGCAGTTTAACTTCGTTATCTGTTGGATCTTCTTTGAAGAACAAATCAAAGCCCGTGCCATTTTCTGTATTTGGTTGCGTGCAGAATTCTGCAATGATATCAAGGGCCGCATTAACTTCACTGTCCATGTCCATTTGTTCGTACTGATTATAACGCTCAGTACGATTTGGATGACCAATATACACTTCGGGCAATTGGCTTTGATAGTTACGATAGCTAGGATCTGCTGAATTGTTAATTCCACTGATTGGACTTAGTTGTCCGCCGGTGTTTGCAGTTCGGAAGTGCTTTTTCCATGACATAGTTATATTCTCTTTACGATAGTGTATTTATAGCTTAATAGCCGTTCTGTAAAATTCCTGACGACAGGCTATTACCTTTATTCATTGCTACAAGTATGCTACTTAATAATCCAGTGTGTTCATTTAATGTAGCAGTTAACGCACTGCTATCTAGTTTAACTGGTATTGATTTGTTATCCGGCAGTGGCACAACTGCTTCTGTTCCGTGTAATTCTGCTTGATAACCGCTTATTGAACCTGATGCAATTCCTCCCTTAGCATACCCTGTTGTATTTTTTGCATCACTCATCGGTTTGTAGTTGGCAGTCGATGTGCTTGCAGAGCTACTTATATTTTCTGGTTTAGTTACACTTGTTGCCCCAGGTTTTGTTGCTCCGCTATTGGTATTTTCTGGTTTAGTTACACTTGTTGCCCCAGGTTTTGTTGCTCCGCTATTGGTATTTGCAGTGGTACCCCTCATAAAGTTTTCTACTATACTCGGACCTTTATCGGGTTGAGCCATGCCTGCAGCACGTAGATTTTCCATACGTTTCTTTTCATCGGCAATTTTAGCTAATTCAGTATTATATGCTTCGGTGTCACCGGATTCTTTAAGTTTTTGTAATTCTTTTAAACTTTTTTGTTCTCTATTCCACGCATCTAAATCTGCAGCATATCGCATTTCACCGAAGCCGCCGTATTCTTTAGTATACTGCGCTTTCATTGCCTTGGTATTTTCTGCATCTTTGGCTTTTTGTTCTTTAGTTTTGCCGTAGCCTAGATCATCTAATGTATCTTTGACCGTTTGTAACATTTTGTTAGAAATATTAGCAAAATCCATGATTGCCGGAGTTAGAACCTCCTGTAATGCAAGTTTAAGATCTTGTGCGGCTTTTTCAGCGCCGGTTACTCCTTGAGTTAATCCATCGTTAGTTTTTTCTTGATCCTTTCTTGCTTGTTCTGCAGCTTTAATTGCTTCAGGAGTACCTGATTTAACTTCATTAACCATTGTCATTAATGATTTAGCTAAGTCACCAGCTAATCCGGGTATTCCAGCTGCACCAGCTAATCCGATTCCTGTTTGATCTAATGCTTCTTTTTGCATTCTACCATTTTCGCGTAAATTAATATCACGCATTTTTGCATCATCAAGGGTACCTTGTTGATAGTTTTGATATGCTTCAGATACACTATCCCTTAATCCGCCACTTAATGCCGCTGCAGAAGCTCCTTCAGCATTAATTACTCCATTGAAATTAACCATATCCATGAAATTCTTACGTTGCAACGAATTCATGTTTGAGAATGCTCGCATAACAGCGGCTTGTTCTTCTGGAGATTTTTTTGCTAATTTTTGTTGGAATGCAAGTTGATTTGCTTCATCTTGTACCTGCGCCATTTTTTTCTTAGCATCTTCACCTGTTATAGCAGCAATAATACGTAAGTTTTCTGCATATTTTTGTGTTTGTTCTGCTACTTGTTGATTGCTTGCTCTTAGTGGTCCCGATGTGCTACCACGCATAGATTTCATTGTTTCTGCAACTAGTTCAGCTTGTTCTTCAAATCCAAAACCAAGATTAAGTAAACTTTTCTTCATCAAAGCGCCGCCGGCTGTTAGAGCGCCACCGATTCGTTTAGAGCCTTCAGTCATGCCTAAGCCACTAGCACTTATGTTTGCACTTTGATTTTTTAGTACACCAGCAAATTGATCAACTGTTAGCCCCGCTGCGCCTGCGGCATTACGCATGCCAGTCATTCCATCGGCAAACATAGCACCACTAGCACTCATTGAATTAAATGCTTTATATGTTTTTTCTACTTCTGCTTGAAGTACGTCAACACCAAACTTAGCTATTTTAGCTGCAGTGTCTGCAGATTCTTTAGCAAGCATGCCTACACCACTTGTAACTGCGCCAATGGCAGCAACAAACGGGTTAGCAGAATTCATCATTTTGTCGCCGAATTTTTCAGCCATACCGCCAGCAGTTTTCACACCTGCAGCCGCAACGTCAATTCCTACTTTAAACAAATCGCCAGATAATTGTGCCGCCGAACTGTTTGCCTGCAGACCTTTAACAAATGCGCCCGCGCCTTGAACCATAGATACCGTTGATTTACTTACACCTTCGGCTACGTCTTCTGTAACTCCACGCATCATTGCCGAATGAGCTAATGCATCACGTTCAGCTAATAATGATTGTTTTTTACTTGTTTTTGCTGCATCGTTAGTAGTATCACCCAACTCTTCGAGTGCTTTGTTTAATTCGCCTAGTACCCGTTTCTGTTCAGCATAGCCAGCATTGCCTTTCTTAATTTCTTTATTAAGATCGTCGATTTGTTTTTTAAATTCTTTAGTGCCTTTGCCAGTAACTTTAATAAAGTCACCTAGAGATTCAGTCGTAGTTCCGAACTTCTCGGCCATTGCCTGAATTTCTTGTTGCATTGTTGTAAAATCGATATCAGCCATAACTTTTTTTACCTATGTTTTTAACGCTATAAATATATAATATGGTACTATCAATTATTTATAGGAAATAAATCATGGTGAATCAAACACAATCATTTGCACCGCATAATCCGCTAACCAAGCACTTTCGTCAACCGGCATTGTATTTAAAATTACCCAGTGGCGGAGCACATTGGCCCGAAGGCTCAATCGACTTACCATTAAACAACGAAATTGCTGTGTTGCCAATGAGTACAAAAGATGAAATTACGCTTAAAACTCCAGATGCTCTACTTAATGGACAAGGCGTAGTTAATGTAATTGAAAGTTGTTGTCCTGCTATTAAAGATGCATGGTTAATGCCTAGCATTGATGTTGATTCGGCTATTATTGCTATACGTATTGCTAGCTATGGTAATCAAATGGACTTCGGTGCTACCTGTCCAAAATGTAGCGAAAGTAGCGATTATGCTATTGATTTAAGTGTTGTACTAGGTAATATTACTGCACCTGTATATACACAAAAGGTTGATGTTGACGAGTTGAAAATCAAACTTAAACCGCAGGCATATTTCAATGTTAATAAATCAAATATGATTGCCTTCGAAGAACAGCAAATAATGAAAACATTGGGTCAGATAAATGATAACCCAGAAGAACTTAAAAAAGTATTCGATCAACAGTTATCTAAAATTATTGATTTAAATGTATCATTGTTAACTGGTAGTACTGAGTATATCGAAATGCCCGACGGTAGTATTGTATCCGACGAAGCATTTATCAACGAATTCTACAGTAATTGTGATTCTAAAGCAATTAAAACAATTAAAGCTAAATTAACAGAATTAAGTAAACAAGGCGGTATTAAACCGATTGATGTTAATTGTCATAGCTGTTCTGCAGAATTCAGTGTTTCTGTTGAATTTGATTTTGCAAGTTTTTTCGCAGTAGGCTCTTAGCACTAGATAACGATGCAATCGTAGAGTTGTTAGACGGCTACGAAAAAGAGATAAGGGCCTATAAAGATGATGCGTTGCGAATTTCCTGGTATATGCGAGGTGGAATAAGTTACGAAGATGCAATGATGTTAAGTCAACAAGAAAGAGATTTAATATCAAAAATAATTAAAGAGAATATGGAAACAACTAAAAAAAGTGGAATGCCATTTTTCTAATACTAAAGCACATTTGTTGTGCTTTTTTATTGACTATAATATACACCTATTAAAGTCATTATAAGAGCAAAAGACATTTAAGTACATTTAAGGAATGTCTAAAGACATTCGCATTTCGCTTGCGCTCATGCCTTTTCTTCTAATCTAATTAATCTAATTTACTTTGATATGTACTGTAATGCTTTTGACTTTAGAACTGCTTCATCCAGATTATAGTCATACTTCACCCATTACAGGCAAAGTAAAACAGAGCGACTTCATCCGAGTGCTTCATCATACTAACTAAAAGAGATTATATTCATTTACACGGAAGCGGTCGCCCTGTACTCCCTACTCTTGCTTCTTACGACGGTTGATGCATAATCCGTAGTTAGCCAAACTATGTCATCATATGGGTTGTATCTTTTTCACAGCGCCCAAATCATTCGGTTTTTACACCTAATTTTTATATTGTTGATTCGCTTTTTATAGCACAATACCAGTCGCCATTCAGTGTGTAGTCTAGTCTACACGTTCCACGTGCGGCCATTACGCGAGCACGATCTCCTCTGAATACAGAACTTAATCTGCAATAGGGCTTTTATTACATTTACTACTTTACTGCGGAGTTGGAATTTGTTTCTATGAGAGTGACTTGGTGTCTAAGAGCTGTATGTTTATTGTAATACGTTTAGTGTCGTTGGTCAACTGTTTTTATTAATTTTTAAATCTTTTACAGAGCCTTTACCAAGTTTAAGCTGTATAATACCATTATAGTTATCTTCCCTTAACAGTACTTCTTCCATAAATTGATAATGCGCTTCCATATAGTTAGTTTCTCCGCGACTCCTACACAAATGTATAATTTCGCGAGTAAACTGTTCCTTGCCTAAGGCTAATATATCTGCTACTAATCGACTTGATGAACCCCAATAGTCTTTCCAATCAGTTTCAATTGTTTCTAGACGTTTGTTCTTCTTACCTTTTAGCGGTGGTCTTTTTTTGATAGTTTTAAAATACTTACGGCCCACATAATCGTAGCCGTTAGTAAGATTGGTTATTCTATAAATGAAACCGTAGTATTCACCAATATCCTCAGAGTCAAATATTACACCATTGTACGTCCAAGGATATTCGTATGTCATACGTTATTTATTTTGCAGCCGCTGCATTTTTCTTGTCCTGAATTTCAGCACGACGAGCCTTGGCTAATTTGCCTAAATCGCCTAATGCACCGCGAGCACGTGCCGCTGCAGCTTTAACACCTTTAACTTCAAATTTTTCTGATTCTGAAACGTATAATTCTACTGCTGCTAAAATATCTTCATGAATTGACATGTTTACTTCTCCTTGTTGTTATGTGTATTTAACCACCCTATAATGGATGGTAAAATTAAATTACTTCTACGTCTGTACTATATGATGTAAACCCATTTTCTTTGGTTACAGTCATAATATTGTTAACTCGACCCGCAAGTTCATCTTTATGCGAAACAAGCCAAATACTTTTCTCGTGCTCACGCGACATTTTTTTAAGTATGCCCAATGAGCTTTCAACTCCGCTACTGTCCATGCCGCTGTCAATAAGCTCATCAATGAATAATAAGTTAATAGGATTGTATAAACTTTCCCAAACATCACGGAACGCCCACGATAAACTTAATATCAAGCGATTACGTTCACCGCGGCTCAAGTTATCAAAGTCTAGCTCACGTCCAAGTTCTGTAATCTCAACACTTAAATCATTTAAGAATGTTACTGTGTGCGGTAATCCGATGCGATCTAAGTATTGACTTAGACGTGCGTTTAAATGCGACAAGTTTTGATCAATGATACGTTTACGGATAAAGCTATCTTTGTTAGTTAATAGTTTTAACAAGAAATCCTGATGTTCTTTTAACTTAACTAGATCATTCATAGTAGTAAAATCAGTTTCTACTAGGGCAGTTTGTGTCATTTCTTCAATTTGTTCGGCATATGGATCAACTTCTGTAGACTTGGCGGTTAACTGTGTTTCTAAGCTGGTAATAGAACCCTTGTGATGAAATGCATCTGCTTCTTTATCGTAGTAGACTCGAGGTTGCGCTCCTAGCGGACCAATTTCTGCCTTAGCACCAGTAAGTGCCAGCAACTGTGATTCATCTGACAAATATTGATTCGTAGCAGTTTCAAGTGATGCACGTTTAGCCGCTAACACTTCTTCGTGCTTGCTATCGTGAAAATGTTGACCGCAAGCATAACAAGTATGTGCTTCGAGATCTGCAATTTCTTTAGTAACTTTGTCTATAGTCTTTTGTTCACGGGTACTATCTGCTTCGCTACGCAAAATAGCCTTAGTCAAATCATCCAAGTCTTTACGCTGTTGATTGTAAGCAGTAAGCGCAGTATGCGCTGCTAGCTCTTGTTCAATGTCAATTTTACGTAGTTCTGTTAAGGCATTTTGTAGTTTTACTGTGTCATCTGCATGCTTAGTAGTCCACATAGTTTGTCGACGTTTTAGGCTGTCAATTTGCTCTTGAATACGGCCATTTGCGTCGTTTATTGCTTTAATATTGAACTCTTCTTGCTGTATTGCATCCTTAGTGGCACGACCCAACTCTTTAAGTTTTTCTGCCTTTTCACTTAATACAGTGATGCCAAGTAACTGTTCGATTATTTCACGTTGGTCGTTGGCTTTAAGACTAAGGAATGGTTCAGTGTAGGTATTAAGCGCAACAATGTGCTTAAACATATTATGTGACATACTTAACAAGCGTTCAATTTCAGCTTGTGTTTCTCTACTATCGCCTTGACTTTCGTCTGTAATTTCTTTTTCTTCGTCGCCTACGTAAAACTTCATTATGTTAGGCTTACGTCCGCGTTCAATCTTATAGTCTTGCCCGTTATGTTCAAACTCAACAGTAACCAACATGTTCTTACCGTTAGTTTTGTTAATTAAGTTATCACGTTTGATATTAGTTAATGCTTGTCCAAACAGACTGTAGCTCAATGCATTGATAATAGTAGTTTTACCAGTGCCGTTACGTGCGCCACTGTCATCGCCACCTAAGTCAACGTTGACTCCTAATACTAACGTGAGATCATTGCGATCAAAGTCTACTGCTTGCGTTGCATTACCAACGCTCATAAAGTTTTTAACTGTAAGATTTTTTATTTTAAATGTCATGTAGTCTCGTCATTTATTTTGCCAGGTGCTTTTGTATATTATAATACCTTTTAGTATCATAGTCAATGAAATCACAGTTAGGTTTGACTATGGTATCTAACCATTCGAGTTGTACAGCGGAATGCGGCTGTGCTAATCCTTGGTCAAGGTCTTTGTATGTGCTAATTAACCTAAAGCTACTTAAATCTTGTTCTATCCAAGGTAAATCTTCAACAGCACCGGCCATCGGACCGTTAAACTTAAATTCGTATGCTAAGGTAAAAATAAAAGATATGTTTTTATTTTTTAACAATGCTGCGGCAGCTAACATATATGATTGACTGCGCTGAGTTGCTTGCCATTCTTTAATATATCTATTATGATATTCTTTTATATATTGATTGTTGCTGGAACTAGTAACCCACCAATCTTGATTATTA